GTCATGCCTGCTCGGTGCATGATTGACCCGCCCGACCGGATCGGCCGGTCCACGATCCAAAACACGTTTCCAAGCGTCCTTGGCCTCGGCGCCTACGTCTTTGCTGAGACCCAGCGATAGCGGCTGACCGTCCAGATTTAGCGCCGTGTACGCAATATCGCCGTGCATAATGGCAGCACAGACGAACGGTGCAAACCGCAGTTCCTCGCAGCGCTTGCCCATATCGGCGAGCACGATCTGAGTTTCCTCAATCCAATGGGTAATGTAGCGCCTGTGATCGGGATCTGGCGTGCGCTTGAAATACGTCAGCCCGATAAAAGCCAACCGCATTTGACGCAGATATTCAGCCGCCCTGATATCGCCCGTGGCGTTGGCGAGCTCACTATTGATCGCGCCATTCGGATCAATGAGGCCATTTAGATTGTTGAGAACCGGCCAGTGCTTACGGACACGCAAGCAGAGCACCGTCAGCTCCTTGTCGGTTGGCATGATGAAGCCGGGGCACGGTTGTAGCGGCCGGTTCGCATAGGTCTGACCCACGATAGCGAGATCGGCCACTGTGACCGGCTTCGCGGGCGGTGGTAAGCGCGCCTCGAGCGCTGCGAGCTTGGTAGTTAGCGCCTCTACCTCGCTCCGCAAGGTTGCAATTTCGTCCATAACGAGCTCCTCGTCGAGCGTGATCACTTGATAATCCGCCCCTTGGCATCGATCTGCGAAACCACAGGTCCTGGCTCATACACCGGGCCGCCCGGTGCTTCCGAATCGACGGGGAACACCATGTCGGGATGACGGCCGACCTTCGGAAGCTCGCCGGGTAAAGTACAGAAACCCTGCTCGACAAGCTCCCTCGCCCTCGATACCTCGAGTTCAACTTCGCTGCCTGGAAAGTAATGAAGCTTCCGAGGTGTGTAAGTGAGCGTCCCGTCCTCTTCCTTGCGCAAAAACTTTCTCAGGGTCGGGTGCGGAACTTCGACAACACCACGGCTCACGATCACAAGCATGGTCGCTTCCGGCCCTGATGTTTCGACCGGAAAGCCGCCGTCGCCGTCATCGACGAGGACGGGCTCCGGACGCGGGGCTTGTTTTGCTTTGCGGAAAGTCATGGATATTCTCCTCTAGCGTAAATGGTTTTAATCCTAATGCGCCGTCGCTTCATCGTAGCAAAGACAGCGACCCATATCGAACACGAGAGAGTCGTGCGGTAGGCCATACGCGCGCAAGAACTCTGCCACGCAGTTGCAACCGCAAGGGACCGTAAAAACGACCGCCAGTTTCCCGTTCTCCGAAAGAACGGTATAGATATTTCGCGGGTCTGTAGCCTCCGTCGCGTCCACCATAACCGGCGGCCTGCCAGCCGTAACGTCGAGCCGCAATGTGGGTAAGAAATCGTCGATCATTGGATTTCTCCTCGACGACGCTGAGCAGCTCTGACAATCGCGGCGGCACTTGCATCGACCCTGGCCCAATATGAGCTTACACTTTCGCCGGGCTGGCAGTTAGCCGCGCCACGCCGTTTCTTATCGTTATTTGTGTCGTTGTCTTCGTCGCCTTCGTCGCGAGGCTCATCGTTGTCCGCGTCCGGCTCGTCATCATCGGCGGCGGGCTTGGCTTTTTTCTTTCCCTTTTTCGGCGTGTGGTCCTGATCATCGCCGTCGGTAATATCGGCATCCTCGGGCTCGTCATCGACCAGCCGTTTGAGAAGCGGAAGGCCTCGGCGAGCCTGACCGGCGTTCGCGATTTTGAGCGCCTGAGCCTTGCAATGCGCCTCGTAAGCCGCATCCGGATCGGCGGCGGCGGCCTGCTGGCGGGCCGAGCGGCGGCCGAATTCCATGTCTTCGCGAATTTGGGCGCGATCCTTTTCCAGCTCCTCGCGTGACTTCGGGTGCTCGGCCGGTTGCTCGAAAATGGTACGCAAATGATTGAAACGGGAGGTCATTATGATTCCCTTCCTGCGGACGGCGGTTTGGCCTCACAGCGATAGCCCTCACGCAAATCGACACGAAACCGATCGAACTTTGATTCGATTTTGGCTTGTTGCCGATCGATCGCCTCGGCCAGCATCCGGCTACGGCGGACTCGCCTCGCCACGTCAAATTGTCCACAAAAAGAGTTGGGGCGGGCGGTCATTGGTCGCCATCCTCTGGATCCACCAGTAAAACGTTGCCTCTCGCCCGGCGCATGTCGTTCAGCCCCTCGACAACTCTGCGCCTGATCTCGGGATCGCTTGGCTTGCCATTGGCCCAATTGACTCGCTCGTGGAGGCCGCCGTCGTCACTGAAATATGCGCCGCGCTCTTCGAGAGCATGCCGGATCGCTTTCAACGTCGAGGCTCTGGGGTCGCTTTGCCCTCTCTCGATCGCGATAAGGGCAGCCGCAGAAATACCAGCCGCAGCAGCAAGCCTGGCCTGGGTTAACCCAAGCAAGGCTCTGGCGGCGCGAATTTTTGAGGGCGTGATCATGTGAAATAATCGCCCCGGCTTGGAATTTTGTCAAGCGGTTGGCGCATGGTGTGCCAGAACGTCCCAGCACAGGAATGCGTTTTGTGCATAGCTTACTTATGCCAAAGCACTCGGCCGTGGCGCGACGGCTTAGGGATTTCAGCCTTGGGATTCTGATGACTCCACGGGACCGGCCTCGGCCCGAAGATCAATTCGGAACGCGTCTGAGGCTCGGCGACTGGCTGCGGCTTTTCGACACGCTGGTCGAGCTGCTGCAGATATCCGATCCTGCCGAGGCTGCGGGCTGACTTCTTCATTCAAAATTACCCTCCATATTTCCGGCCGATCTCGGCGAGCTTCTGCTCGACGAGACTCGGGAACCGCCGCTGCGGCCCCGGCGCGCGGATCTCTGCATTATGCCGCTTCTCCGCATTGACGGCCCGTATCAATTCGTCCGTGGTCTTGTAGAGCCGCACTAAATCCTCGAAGGACAAATAAATCCTGCGGCCGAATTCAAAATATGGGAAGTCACCGTCTGGAAGCGCTTCGATCCCACAGCCCATGACAAAATTTGCTTCCTCGGTGCCGACCCGCCAGTGTTTGAAGCCGGGTTTCACTCTCGTGTTTGGGCGCTGATACCGGAATCGATCGTTGACTACGAACAGCGCCCTGCTCAGACGTTGAAGGTCATTGAGGTCGGCAGTCCAACAAAGGTCTTCGGCCCGGAAAAATCCCTCTCCCTGGAATTCCCGGCCAGTCTGGAGCCGCAACGAAGGCGTTCCAGCCAGATCAGCGAGGATCAGTTCTTGCGTAATTACCGTCATGGCATAAGCCTTCTTGGTGCGGGATCGAGACTGCGCCCGGTTATCTTCTTGCCGTGATGGACTGGCGGTGCGGTAGCAGGCCTAAGACCACGAGGTGTCATTGTTGTTTCTTTCGGTGCGTAGACCGAAAACTCTAACGAGCTGCGTTGGCCGGCCGGGACCGAACGGCGAACAGCGAGGCAGCCGACCATGGTATCCAGCGGCTCATTTCTCTTACCGGCGGGACAAACATATACTGTGTAAGGTTGACCGAACCGCATGCGTTTCTCACGCCGTTCTGCCGTCAACCCAGCAAAATACTCTGCATTGAAAATAGGTAGAGCAGGGAAATGTATGCACCCGGCGACCGGCTTGTTTTCTATATCCGGTAGAATCTTGAGACGCGAATAGATTGCGTCCTTCGCACTATCGACGCCGATTTTCCAAAACGGGTCATTCTGCTTGTTGCGCCCGGCCTGGCTCGTCCAAATTGCTATCTTACCGGCGCGGCCATAGCAGGGAAAGATACGACGTCCACGCCTCTTTCTGGCGAAGTCGAATACTTGTGACCCGTGCATGCCGCCAGCGTCGATACCGAAGGCAGCGCAAGGTAATGTCTTGCCGTCACACCGGCGGAACGTCCGCAAGGTCAATGTATCCAGTTCACGCCACGCCGCGCCTTGACCAGGGTCCAAATTAATAATCACATAATCGAGAGCGAACGCTTCTTCGTTGAATGCCCAGCCGACGAATTGAATTTCGAGACGATCGCCTTGGACGTCGCAAAAGCCGGTGACGACTTCAACGCCTAGCGGCACGGTATCGGGTGTATAGTTTTCCAAACGAGTGATGAGAGCCGAGCCGTCAATACCTTCGCCAAGCTGCGGCTCGAATATTTCGGCGAGTGCGGTGTTGAAAAACTTTCTAAGCAGCTCATGGTCACCGCTATGTTTGGCTTCAAGGAATTCTCTCACAACATCGGATAGACGGTGCCTAATCGAATACAGTTTCGAAACATGGAACCCGGCATGGCCTTCGTAAGGCGATTTCGAGCCGCAGTGCATGCATGTCGAGCGGCCTTCGCTATCCCACTGCTGGGCCGGTTGTGTCTCATTACAGCATGTAAAATTAGCCGTTTGCCGCCAACCGTAAGCGGGTGCGAATTCTAGCCGTTCCATGACTTCTCGGCGTTCCCGCTCAGACCATCTCACAGAACAGGATTCACATTCGATACCGGCCGTTTCGACAAGATGATCCCCGGCTGTGCCCTTATCCCACTTGACGTGTTTCCACTTCAAAGTTTGCTCATGCCCACAGTGCGGACAGGCAACATAAAGCCGCCTCTGATCGCTGAAATTATACTCGCGCGCAATGCGGGATTCCGTATCGGTCGGCGAGCACGTCCGCACAAACTTGGCGCGGCCGATGTTTTTGTAAGTCGATGCACGTTCTTCGGCCAAATGCATCGGGTCGCCTTCCGAACCGGCGGAGGCGGGATATTTGTCTGTCTCGTCGAGAAGCACGATTCTTTTAGGCCGGGACGCCAAATCGGTTGGAGCGTTAGCGCCGACCAGATCGATCGCGCCACCAGGGTAAGACCGATGTGTGATGGTAGCGTCACCTATCCGGGATCGCGGCGTCGGGACCAATTCTTTCAAACATGGCGTCGCATCGATCGTTGGGCCGAGCCTTTCCTTGGCGAAGGCCTCCGCGGCGCCTTGTGTCGGCTGGACCAGCAAAATTGCCGATGGATCAGCGTGAACGAAATAGCATGCCGTATTGATCAGTAATTCAGTTTTCACGCTCTGCGTACTAGCCATGACGGTGATCGTATGCGTATCGCCCTCGACCACCGCCGCCATCGGGCCAAAAGCGCAAGGCTGTGCCGAGGTTCGCCATTTGCCGGGGGTCGCGCTGGTCCCGGACGCGACCACGCGGAACCGGTCTGCCCATTCGATCAGCGTGGTCGCGGGTGGGGGTTTAAACAGCTTGGCAGCCTCGCCGAGCGCCTTTCTGAGCTTAAGGTCGATCATCCGGGCCACCATGTACAGAAAGCGCCGTCAGGGCCTCGTAGACCTCGTCTCGGAGGATCTTCTCGACTGTATAGCGGTCGAGGCCGCAGACCCGGTCAGCGGCCTTGCCAGGCAGCTGCAAAAGCCGGTCACGAACGACGTTGTAATCCGCCGCAACCGTCTCGGCGACCTTGCTGATCTCGACCACGTTTGCGGCTTTGAGATCGTATTCGAGCTGACGCGTGAGCGCTAAGGCGATCTCCTTGCGGCGGGTCGCCTCAGCCGTGGTCCACGCCGCTGCCTCGGGCAGCATATTGGCCAGGGCGGCTTCGACAACTGGCGCGATGGTCACGGGCGCCTCGGCCGCGGTATGCTTGGCCTTGTGGGCAGACGGCGCCTTTGCCGGACGTGGCGAAGCAATTGGTCTCCGGTTCGTCACGCCACCGCGAAACTTCTCCGGCCGCGCATCGATCAACTTCTCGGACGCCTCAACGTCCACGAGCTTGCCGCGCAAGACCAAGAGGCCCGTCTGTTTCCAGACTGTGACCTGCTTTCGCGAAACCCCGCGAGCCCTTGAGAAGGCCGCCTGTGAGAGAAATTCGTCCATGGAATCAATAGTAACACAGCTCTTCACGAAATGTTACCGAGTTTTACAGTGGTGGACGCGGCAGCTAGAGCGCTGGCGCGTTCCCCAATAGCCATGGTCGAGCTTCAAGAGGGACCCGTCTGGCTTTAGCTTATTGTCTTTGGCGGTTCTTTGGGTGTTTCTTGAGCCAAGCTTCAGACTCATTCTCTATCCAAGACTTGGCCTCAGCTTCCGAGTCAAACGCACCGGATGGTTGACCGGTATCGACTTGTCCGGGCTCGATCGTGAACGCTCCGGCACGATGATGGTGTTCCACAAAATCCGCTGTAGTGGAAAATGTGGAACCGGCGCGGTGATGCATTTGCCGCATCTGCGGAAATATCAAGCTTCAGGAAGGACTCAAGCTCCTACAAGACGCCTCTAGTAACGATATTTTTGTTAGTCTCGTCGCGTATGCCGTAGCCGGTAGCAGCCTTTCCTCCAAAGGGGAAAATTTGGGTGGGGCCAGACGCCCCAACTCTCTTTGCCTCAGCGACAGCGGTCTCGATCGTTAAGCAAGGGGTCGAAAGAGGATATTCAATAGGTGTGCCGTCAATACCTGGGCCGTATAACACGATCGAATATGACATGCGACAGTCCCCTTCTGGCAAATAGGAATTCGGCCCGCGCGCGGTCCTTCTCGATGGAACTTCGCTCAGGATCGAGGGCGACGATGATCGCGGGCGCCCTCAATACTGCGGCACGCGATGCATCCGACAATCGAAACTACCCTTGATTGAGACGTTGTAGAAGCGTCCCATCGACTCAGCCGCTAATAGGCTCGACACCGTCCCACGACCAATTTCACAATAATGGTACCAAGTGCCACTCAAATTTATGAGCATGTAAGCGTTCTTCTCGTCGTAGCAGACCCGCTCGATGAAGCTGCTGCGAGTGATCGTGTCACACTTGAACGCCGCAAGGCTCACAGGCCCGCGATATTTGACCGTAACGACCTCGGATTTTGCTGCGGGCAGCCCCGGCTCGGCTTGAGCGGATTCAGCGGGCTTCTTGTCGAACTGATCGAACGGGTTGCCCTCTACGGGTGGTCCCAGCTTGGGCTTGCCCATACCGTGTTGCGCAGGCGCGTTGAACGAGACGGGCCGGTCGGGCGCTATGTCTCCAACATATGAGGACATGGGTGCGGGCTCAGGCCAGAAGTCCATGGGTGCAGGCTTTGGTGGCGGCGGGAGGTCAGCAAACACGTTCTCCTTGAGCCCTGGTGGCGAGACCTCGGACCGTCTTTTCTGCATCATGAAATAGATCAATTTGCTGGCCGCAGTTGCGAAGTGGTCTGTCGGGTATTGCTGGCAATAGTTGTTGATCCAACCAATCGCGCCGTCGATGTCGGTCCCTTCGAGAATATTATAGACGCCAGGCGTTTCATGGTTGAACGCGGTTAGATAGCCCTGAAGCCAGGCGAGATACGCAATGCCGGCCAATTCATTTTCGGCATGCTCGGATAGGTATTTGCCACATGAGTCAATCCCACTGCCCAATTCCACGAATTTGCCCTGATCTGTCGCCCGACATGCGGTCGTGCTCAGAACAGATGCAAAAAGCAGGATTGATGCACGGAGCACCAAACGCCGGATATCGCTTGCAATCATGAGCATTATTTTTAAGCCGCTAAACCGGTGTGGTCGCCTTCTGGCAAATATGGTTTCACCATTATCATTTATCATTAAAAAACTTCGTTGACAGTCTCCGGAATCGCAAAGTGCGCGTAGCGGTGCCCAGGACGGTCGGGAGCAGCCCCGCGCTATGATGGTAGCGCATAGGTCTTCTTATGGTCATGCGTGGCTTGCGTGGCTCGCTGCGAGGGCTTATGAGCAGCATGCATCGGCGCGAGATCATGCCATATGTGCCTATCCCATGAGCAAAAGCTACTGGCCGGCAGAACGGCGAGCGCTTGGCCGCCTGAGCGTCTGGTAGAGGTCGCAGCACGCAGTTCGGTGCCTGTTCAATATCTATCCTCGATCTTTGACCTTTGGCGCAAGCGTACGGCCAAAGAACGTGCGGTGCGCCAGATAGCGCCCCCTATCAAGCCACATGCAGAAGGCTTGACCGTTGCTGAGTATTCGCTGAGGCATAGCCTGAGTCCTTGGATCGTCTATCAACAAGTTAAATCAGGCACATTAAGCGCGGTTAAAGCTGGTGGCGCGATGCGGGTGCAGGCCCGGCAGGATTTCTAATTACCTTGGGCTTAGCTTTCTGGGATGCTGGGGATAGGGGGGATGTTTTGCCTTACTACCCTATAAACTGTCAGATTATATACCTCTAAGCTATAACTTAACCTGACAGTTTCCACGTTAGTAAGGTAAAACATCCCCAGTATCCCCAGTATCCCAGAAAGCGAAGCTCTAGGCTCGTCTCAGTTAAGTCCAAGTTAGTTCCCAAAAGTTACTTTCCGCCGCGCGCTCGTAAGATTTAAACCAATGCGGGACGTAACAAGTCTGGCCCGCTTCATAAGGGTGATCTTCCAGAAGCGAAAATCGATCGTCCTTTACCGAGCGCAGCCAATAACCAAGCCCGGCAGGAGTAAGCGGCTTGCCTTTGGTAATCTCTTGCAGGGCCGCGTGAAAATCCGGGTAGAGGAGGCTACCGAGCATGTCTTTTTGCGTGACCAAAGTGATGACTTGCACCGTCGTTTTCGGCTCATTGCCGATAAGAGCCTTCCACTGCCGTGCGATCTGTTCCCTGGCCGCGAGCCGCGTATCCTGCTTGCGAATGGTCTCCATCGTCCCGCATGGGTCCGCGTAGCCAAGCCACAGGAGAAGATCCCGGATCATGGCGCAGTAGCGCTCGTACCCATTGACCGGCTCAGAGCGCTCGGCGATACCCAGCATACCTGCCCGAAGCGCCGTGTTAGCGGCAGCGACATACTTGCCGCGATCTTGTTGAATGAGCGTCAAAGGATTGCTCGTAAATTTGCGAAGCTCCGGCCGCTCTAGTTTGGCGTCGAGAGAGCATAGAAGTGACCGGCGCCGGAGGTCTTCAATGATCACCAGATTAGTGCCGGTTGCCGTGATGAAAATCCTTGGATCGATCACCACCTTATCTTGCGTGTGAAACAGGCGGACTTCCACCGACGTCTGCGTAAGAATCTGGCATAGCTTCTCACCCTCAAGTGGACGGCTGATGTTATCGATCGCCAGATGCCCGGCGCTTGTCAAAAGGTGCGCATCAAGGTGCTTGTCGAACTCCTCGGAGGTCCGGCCTTGCCCGGTAACGGGTGCGCAACGTCCCGTCGCCAGCATGCAAAAAACGTCTATAAGGAAGCTCTTGCCGCTCCCGTAGGCGGGGGCGGTGACGGCGTGCATGAAGGCAAAATCGAGAGCCTTGCGCGAGACGCTGGTGAGAAGCCCACTTAAGGCGACGGCCTTTGAAGCCTCATCAACGAAAGGGAATTCCGCAAGCAAGTCGTTTTCGAGGACCAACATTGCTGCCCGCGCGTCGTCCTGCGTCGGATTCGTCGGCACTGGCGGAAATTCGACGCCAAGCGGATTAAAGAAAAGCCCCGTTGCTGCGTCATAACCAGGCGCCTCAATAATGCGTCCGGTTGGAAGAATTAGCGGCGTTGAAATAATACCCGAAAGCGACGGAAGGCGGCTCTCAGATTTGCGCGCCCTCCATGTCCTGACGAGGGCCATCGGCGGATCGGCAGGAATATGCTTTTTTGCGCGTCCGTCATATTTCTCGTACTGCGCCGAGGCGGCGGCGATTTCAAGCAACCCGTATTCGTCTTGTTCGACGATCGCTAATGTTGTCACCTTTTTTTCGTCACAACCAAGAAGGCCGATGTCGGCTATGCTGACAAGCTGGCCCGCGCGGTTATAAAGCCCGCGATCGGCGGCCGCGACGGCCGCCTCGACATCATCGACCAATCGCGGAAGCTCACCAGCATGCAACCGGATGACTGGTAGCCCGGTTGCTCCAACTGAAGGCGCAGGCGCCGCGCCGGTAGCGCCGGGCTGGTAGCCAAGCCATTTTGCGCACTGATTCGCGACGGCATCGCCAAAAACTTCAGTGAGCTTCGGTAGCCCGGCCGCGGTACCGCCAGCCGCAAATGCCTTGGCTGCATCTATAGCTGTGCGGACAATATCTTTACGTTTATCGGAAGGCTGACCGCTCGCAACTGCAAGCCCCTCGGCAAAAAGTTTAATCTCTGCCTCATTGCATCCGCACCGCGCTAGGAAGCCGCCAACGACAAGCGCAGCATCATGACGTCCGCCAGCAATCGGGTAGTGCCGCGCGAGAAGCGCGCAAGCTGCGAGGCCGATTGCGCGGCCGAGAAGATCATCTCCGTCAATTGATTCAATAATATTGCTATCGGCCCATGTGATCGCCTCGCCGCTTTCATGAGTGGACCCGGGGAAAACAGATTGAGAGCCCTTGCCGGAGCCGCCGATTCGGACCTCTAGAATCATTTGTTTGGCCGGGTCTGCTGGATCTTTGTATTGCTTCACCGCTCCGATACCGGCCTTTTCGGAAAGGTTGGAGTAATAGAGCCAATGCGACAGCGATTTTGATGGTCGCCCAAACGCACGCGTCCTCGGTAGAAAATAAGGCGCTGCCAAGATGGCTTCCTGACAATCAAGGTCTATATCGGTCAAATTGTGTGACGCTGGACCGAGTAAAACGCCGATATTTTGGTCGACTCCATTAAAATACCGAGACGCCGACGTCGCGGTAACGCGTAATTTAGGCCAGCCCGTCCCGCGAGCGTCTTTGCCCTTGTATGGTATCGGGATCGGAGACCAGCCTTCGGCTATATACCCGAGCGCAATTTCAAGCGGTGTTGTCATGGTGCTGGCCTTCGTGAGTAGATCTTCTGTAGCCAAGCGGCTTGCTTGGGAGTCGGCTCAGAGCCGCATTCGCAACGCCGCTGCATGTCTGAGCAAAACTCAGCTTCGGCCTCGCTTTTGTGGACGCGGTGCTTGAGACAGGCCTCCGCGATCATCGGCCAGTCTGGCTCGGCACCGCCGTTCCTGTTCACATTGTGGAAGGTTGCTGGTCGCTTTGATTCGGCTCTCGCTTCGCCTTCAGCAATACCGCGCTTGTACATCTCTCGCGCTTCGTCATCGGACCACGTCTTTGTCTCGATCATTTCCGCAAAAACGTGAATATCGAGCCCCGCCCTTTTCAACGTGCGCATCAACGCACGCGCGGCTGCAACAACATCGCCGTCTTGATCAGACGATAACAGCCTGACAATCTTTCCAAGCTGCTTTTTGACCGGCGCGAGTTCGCTGGACATCATCATTTCTCAAAAAGGAACAGTGTCTGAGAATTCGCCCGCCGAGCCGCGCTGGGCTGCTGACTGAGCACGGCATGCGAGATCGAGGGCGCGGCAGATGAACTTGCTCATTTCATCCTTCGTCCAGGCCGTGAGAGGTTTCGACCAATCGATCGGAAGCTCGGCAAGTTGCGGCAACACCGTGCCGATAATCGCTGTGTCCCAAGGCTCTGGGTATTGCCCGGAAAGCCTTTCGAGCTGCTCGAACGCGACGCCATTAGCGACGGCCTGCTCAGCCCGAAGTGTTATCCATGCTTTAAGGACGCTATCGACCAGCTTGCCGAGGTTTTCATCTGAAAGCATCAAATGGGGAGGTACCGCAGCCAGGCTTTCCCTGGCTGCGATGACGGCAACGCGACGAACACGATCGTGCCAATCGCGCGATATGAATACGGGCTGCGCCATTAGTTGGCCCAGCTCGGTTTCTGGACGGCGGCCGGAGGTGGCGGAGGCTCATGCGTGCGAGCCGCAGAGGCCGCCGCGTAAGCATTCACAGGAGCTGCGGACGGCGCCTTGATCTGTTCAACCGCCCGCCAATCTTTCATGCCTGGAGTGATGATGTAGCGTAAGACGTTTTTGGCTTCGTAGCCGCCCTTGGCGGGCTGAGTACCGATTTTCGCAAGGATGCGAAGATCGGAAAGGTCTTCATAGGAAGCAATACTACGGGCCTGGCAGGCAGCATCCGACGTGTCATCAGGCCGAATACCGCGAGCGCTTTCCAGAACGGCGCGAAGTGTTTGCCCGGAGATTTCAGCTGCTGTTTTATGGCCGTCCGTTGTTCCGCTGATCGTGAATCTCGCGAAAATCTTGCGGTTTGCGTACTCACCATCAACGACGGTAAATTCGCAATCCAAGCCTAGGGACAGGCCGTCCTTACTTTCCTTGAGCCAGCCGTCAGGCCCGGCGCCACCAGGATTAATGGTGACATGTAGAAGATAGACTCCGTCAGGTACCGGCTCGAAGTTTTTTTGCGTCTTTGCGGTGTTAAAGTTCATTGTCATTGTGGTTACTCTGTTGGTTAGCGACCGATAATTTTTGCAATGAGTTTACCGAGGTGTGGTTCCTCGATTTGCTCAAGGCGCCCTGATCGATCCTTGCAGGGGAGAGCCCACGGATTCGGTGATGTAGTGATGAAGCTACGAACCGGATCGCCATCACCGAAGTCGATGAAATCGAGAGCGACAACAAGATCGACGATACCGGGCAATTCACGTGCGGTTTTTTGACCCTCAAGCTGGATCTGCTTGTGAGGTTGCTTGAAATCGTCGATGACGGTTTCAAGGATCGCGACGAAGATGATGTTCTTGTCACGCGCACGCTGGAACTGGTTAAGCCATGCGATCATCTCGCGGCCGAGCAATCCAAAGGTTGCACGGGTGTCCTTATTGCCGGTGCGCTCGGAAAAACTTTCTGGTTGCTGCTCACAATAGGCGTAGCAAACGCGCGCCGCCGCCGTGAGGCTATCGATGAAAACTGTATCGAAGGGAGCGAGCCAAGGCGGCACGCCACCAAGTGAATTGAAGTGAGCTTCGCTATAAGCACACGTGCTAGGCACGCTCGGGTTAGGGCCGCCGATCAGACATGCAAGATCGCGCATGGCTGGCCAAGAGTCCGGCCGCGTAGTAGCGATTGCCAAATCTTGCACGGCCAAATCGCCCGCCTCGATATCGACAAAGAGCGTGTGAGCGAGATCCATGGTCCGCAGAAGAGAGGTCTTGCCGGCGCCTGGCGGGCCAATGATCGCAGCTTTGACGCCGCGAGGCTCTATGATCTTTTTATTGCCCGGGATGATCTCGATCATGACCGAGCCTCCGGTTCCGGCTTTGCTGCTGGCTTTGCGAAAATCGCTTCCGCCGCCAGACGCGCGGACAGCACCGCGACGCTGCGTGGCACAGGCGGCAAGCGGCATTCGCGAGAACGTGGGTGTCGGGCTTGAAAAGTTTTTAGGAAGGGTTTATTCTGCATAACGGAATCTCCAATTTGCGTTGGATTTCATCGACGCCGCCACAGCATCGACAAAGAAAGAGCCGTCCGCGCCAACGTGTGGGCGGCTTTTTCCATTCAAAGGTGAGAGTTGGTTAGGCCTTAGCGTCGAGCGGCAGCGCTTGGAGCTGGTTGCCAAGTACCTTCACAGCCTCAATCCGATCGCGCGGATGAAAGACCTGATGTCCGATCTTCACAGGACGGTCAAAGCCGGGGCGTCCCTCAGATTCCCATCGGCAAATGGTCCGCGTGCTGACATCAAGCTCTTTTGCAATCCGCGAGCGCGCGACAAGTTCTGGGGGCGTTCCATCGGCGATCATTCGGGGCTTCCTCTGTTGTTTGACGTTGTCAATTCAATACAGAGGAGCATGACGCATTCATTTGCGTTGGAAAGGGAAATTGGGGAACATTTAGGAACATGAGATAAGTGTCCCGATGTCCCGACTTAATGTCCCGATTTGAGCGCCCTGCCTATTGCTGTTTTTCGGCTGTCTAGTTCTCCCGGAGAACCCGGCAACGGAAAGTTTTCCTTGTCGCGCTTATTAAGTTCGGCGCTGATTTGGCCGTTGCGTTCTTGCGCGCTCATGGACGTTGGGGCGCCTTCCGGCCAAAGGTCTTTGTAGACCTGAAAAATTGCGTCCTGCTTAGGCGATGAGCGCAGCCTTTTCACGATGGCGGTCACCTCAACCGTATCGTTAGCTTCCGTCACAGCCAGCACCGCGTTGGCAGGAGCAGACCAAAGCTGGAGAATCTCTTCGCGTAAAAAACGGATCGCGGTAAAAGCGACCATCGGTCCCGGACACCGGACACGATCGTCATTCCGCCGATAAGCTATGCACTCGCTCGGATCCCTGGAATCCAAAAGCAGTTGATAGCAGACCCATGCCATAGGAGGGATCGGAGCCAACCCCCCAGTGGATTGCCATAGCCTCCCCGTTGGATGGAGCGCGCCAGCTTCTACGTACGCGCCAAGCTGGCGCAAAATCTCATAACGATCGTCTCCCGTAATCGCGGAGACATGCTCGGCGACTTTCCCGAAGTCCAGGCTAGCGGGTAAATTCATCGGAGCGTCTCGATGTGGCGCGCCCAAGTATCCACCGCCTGGCGCATTTCGGCCGCGAAGGAATGCCGCTGATAAACACCTGCGACTCCGCCAAAGCTTCCCCCAACGTGGTTCAAAACTTTTTCGATTACCGGCAGGTTGACGCCGAGCCTCGCCATACCGGTCGCCGTAGACCTGCGCAGATCGTGAAGTACCCAATGCGGGGTGTCTGGCGGCAAAAGCGCATCGATGCGTCTTTTAATAATCGCGAACCCCGTAATAGGACCGCGCCCGGAGAAGGTAAGGACATGACCCGTTCCACTGATCCGCAGGCCTTGAAGAATGTCGACGGCCAAATCTGCTAGCGGCAATCGGTGCTCGACGCCGTTCTTGGTGCGCTCCTTCGGCAGGATCCAAAGTTTCTCGTCAAGATTGATCTCGCGCCATGTCATCGCCGCGACTTCGGTGCGTCTGGCGCCGGTCAGAATGAGAAGCTTGACGAACGCGGCATAAGGCCGTTCGAGCGCGCCTGCCGCCAGCCAGACTCGTCTTAGCTCTTCGTCGCTTAGGACTCGGTCGCGGCTCTTCTGAGCCATGGGTGGCTTGATGCCGGCGAAAGGATTATGATCGATCAGACCACGCTCGAGCGCCCACACGCCCATGCCGCGCGACCAATCCAGCGTAAGGCCTGCCGCTCTTCCCTTGCTGTTCTCGCCGCCGCGCTCGACGATAGAGTCGAGGAGCGCGTGCACGTCCGCCTTAGCGATCTCGGATAACCGGCGCCCGGTCCAAGGCGAGAGTTCCTTCGTGAGAATCCGTTCGGTTTCCTTGGCCGTCCCGGGCTTGAGATTCCGCCGGACATGTTGGGCGATGAACCGCGCCACAACGGCCTCGACGCGGTCAAGGGCGGGAGGAGGTGAGGGCAGCGCGGACTTTCGTGCAGCGCGAGGATCAATGCCGTCAGCGACCTTGCAGAGCGCTTCGCGGGCATCGGCGCGGGAATTCCGCAGCTTCTCGCCGGAATCCGTTCCACGATAGTGAAGGGTGTCCTTTGTTTGCTTACCGTCGAGTCGGTAATGAAGAGACGCGCTTCGTTTTCCGGTCGGATGGTGCGTATGGTAGAGCCCGGTCACGCCGCGATCACGCCGGTCCTTACCGTCCGGCGCCAGTCTCTCCCACTCGAGCGCAGTCAT